AAACTATAAATATTTATTCGTTTAGATGTATCCATCTTATTCTTAGCTGTAACTAAAAATGTCCCAGTACATGTTCCTATATACCTAACTTTACGCACCTTGCCCTTCGGTTTCACCATTTCACCTGATCTTAATACCTGTATAACACATTCATCGTCTGCTTTTACCCAATCACTTAAGTGACCATCCCTCCAATCCTCACAAACGTCTATATTATTAGGTATATCATCACCAGGTTCAAAAACTGTGTGCATAATATTATTAACTTTGTAATGTCTCATAATACTCCAAACTCGCCAGAGTTTGGTTTTTCTAACATATTCCTAAAGTATCTGAATTAATCTTTCTAAGCATTTCCTGCATATCCTCTGGCGGCTCTATATAATTACCATCAATCTCAAACTTAATTCTTTCAACACCGCTATATTCCTCAGATAAATGTTCTATCTCATCTTGATCTTTAGTCCATATAATTCTCAACACATATTCTCTCTTTATACTCATACGAACTCCTTTTTGGATAGACTAAGCCCCTGATAGCAGAGGCCATTTTTTAAACTTTAATCTTAAATTTCATTAGAGCCAGTTATACTCTCCCATACTCTACTTTATATTAAGACAATTTCTATCGGTTATTGGGGACAAACTTATTATCCTATATGGTAAGCAACCCAACTTCTGACCCTAGTAAGCAGAACTATTGCAAGTGTACTTCCAGGGTGATAATTAAAAAAATCTAATTACCGATTGTGAAATATATACATAACAAAATTAAAAAACAAGAGGTTTTGAAAATTGTGGCATTTTATCGTGTGTCCTTTTTACAACACCCACCCCCCTATCGGTGGATTTTCACTATCGTTTTTTAGTTATTTTTGATTTGATTTTTTTTGGTTTTATTTGTTAACAATAATTCTTTAAAGGAGAATAAATGGCTACTATACTTAGAACTGGTTATGAAAGAACTAGTAGAGTAAGATTGCCTGAAGGTAAGACTACGCTTAATGCTAAGAAACCTTTGCAGGCTGCTGTGACTGGCACATTGATAAGAGTGGCAAGGAATTGTTCATCAATGGAAGATGTCGGTAATCTATTAACATTAGCTCAAAATGTTGATACAACAGATGGTAACGTTGGTCCTAAGGAAAAGATAGGTACAGAAGAAACCTATCATCTTGTGGATAAAGCAGGTAAGGTTACTAAAACTATGGATCCTAATGTGTTATCTACATTACTAGGTAATGGTTGGACACTAGATAGGACTGAGTCTGTTGATGTTATGGGCTAAGTAGAAGTATTGGATGATTTAGGGATTAATGAAGTTTATTAGTCCCTTTAATCATTTTTATATGTATGTATTAGTAGGTATTAGTTGAAAAGACTACGATTTAGGTAATAACTGTGTAAACCCTATAATCAACCCTGCAATACACACACATGTACACAAGGTATATAATACCAACTTATACTAAACATATAAGGTGTACGCAGGAAAAGAATTGCGTAAGCAGTCGGCAGTATCATGTCGTAAGGATAAGTGTAGTAATACACCCAAAGTGAATCCCAGTATCAATGTATAGGGTAGTAGCACCATCTGTCGTAGTAGATAGTATGGACCATGGATACAAGCTCTAATGCAACTGTCTCTAAAGCAGAGCCGCTCGGTGAGTGGAGGAGATGGAAGTACTCAATTGGTAGTTGAGTTGAGGGTAGTGATACCTAATAAGAAAAGAGTAGGAGGATAGGATACAACCTATTAACAAGCTATGTTATGGTGACAAGGCTGAACTCCATTGTAAGAGTCCGATGTCTTAAGCAATTAAGATGTCATAAAGGTGACTTAAAACAGATTCAAGTATAGTACCAACTATACGAGATAGGTATGAGAGTGT